AATCGCTTAACCCATTCATTTTAAAAATGCATTTATTGTACCTTGGGCTTCTTCTTTTGAAACTGAGGTGTTAATTATATTTTGTACTTGGTCTGATTGTAAAATATCTTGAATTTCTTGGTTTAATTTTTCTTTTTGTGATTTAGATCTTGCTGCTTCTTTTTCTGTTTTAGGTTTACCATCTTTAACTTTAAATGGTTCAACATATGTTTGTAATATGTTTTCTATATCTTTCATTACTTCGGATTCACCTGTATTAGCTACAGAAACAAAATTATTAAACATATTTTTATATAAATCAAAATTCTTAGTTACATCTTTCCATGTGCTTAACACCGCACCAGGTAGTAAACTTCTGTCTTCTCCTTCAGATTTTTCAAATCTTTCTTGATTACGTTTTAGCGACGTTTCTAAGTCAGTATAAACATAAAGCATGAGAACGTCATATCCTGCTTGTTTTAGCTGATCTAGCAGTTTAATTGTTTGATTCTTGGATGCAGATGTGCCATCTAGTATAAAAGATTCGCGATCTGCTATGGCTTGTGGTATTTGTTCACCTTTAAGTTTTTTAGTAGCAGCTTGCATTGCTTTCATGAATTTACTTCTATCCTCAGCATCAGCTGCTTTTTGGTTTAGTGTAAACCCATCTGTTTTAGATAATGCTGCTATAGTATCATCTAAATTAAAAGTTTTTAAACCAGATAAATCTAAATCTCCCAAAATAGAACCTTTACCTGCTCCAGGGGCTCCCGCTAAAATTATAGCTTTAGGTTTACCTTGAACCTGTTCTAACAAATCAACTAATTTAATCATGGATATAAATATTAATCTTTTTTCTTCACTTGCGTTCTGAATTCAGTAAATACGGGTGAGTGTCTTGGGTTTTCTAGATCAAATAGTTTTTTAACTGTTTTAAATATATCTATGTTTTCATCCTGTGTACGTTTTGATTCATACATTTCCCAACCTTTACCTTGAAGTTTACCTTCTTTAGGTCCACGTTTGGATGATTTTAACCATAGAACTCCTAGTCTATCTATTTTTTTACCAAAACACTCTTCGTAACATTTGGCATAAACAGCGGTCTGCAAATCGTAAGTCGTTTGTAAATGATTTGATGTTTTAAAATCTATAATCCATAGTTCATCGTCTATTTCACATACTAAATCACAGGTACCTGCTACTTTAAGTTCATCTGAGAATAAATGTACTTCAGCTTCTAGTAGTGTTGGGTTATAAGTTTCCCAGAAATCAACAAATCTTAAAAACATTTGCCATACATCTGGGTTATATTGGGGGTTACCATTTGATGATAAAAAATTTAATTCTTTACCATTTAAATAATCTTCGCACATTTCATGTACTTGAGTTCCTTCTTCTGCTGCTTTTTTAACAATATAATCAGCTGAGTATCCTACTTTTTTAAGCCAGTCTTGAAAAAATTTACCTTTTGGATAATAACTTAAAACATAAGTTATAGAAGGATAATATTTACCATTTCGTCTATAATACCTCGAATCTGGTAAGGTTATTTGTTTTGCATCCTCAGATATTTCAAGTATGCGGTTGTATTTTTTCTTTATATTTCTTTTACTCATATCAATGAGATTTTCTTTTCCATTAGACCAAATTCATCTATTGGTTCAGTGTTTTGAATTAGTTTAGTAAATTGAGAGAATCCCATTTCACTTGGATCTTTTCCATCTAATTCTACAAGATAAACTTCTTTACCTTGGTTTAATAAATATTCACAATGATTTAATGCTTGTTTCATTGCATCAGTATCTAATGCTATATAAATCTTTTTAACAGTTGATTCAACTATTCTTTTTAATAAACTAGATTGCATATTTTTACCTAATAAAGGTATAGCATTTCGTTTTATTGCCATTGCATCAAATGGACCTTCACATAGTACTAAAGGTGAACCCCAGTTTACGAATAATTCAAATGGTATTATGTCTCTTGAACATTCTGGGTTTCTATATTTTATAAATGGGTCTTTTTCAAATGACCTGCCTGTGAAGTAATTTAATTCACCATTTTGGTCATAGGATGGTATAATAACCATATTAGCATATCTTCCAAAATCACAATAACCTAAATTATATTTTATCATATCATCATCTGAAATATTTCTATTTTTAAGATAATTATATGCCCTTCTAGCTGTAAAACCTGGGGTGCTTAATATTGGTTTAAATTCTTTGGGTAATACAACTTTATTCTCTACTATAACCTCTTCTACTTGACTACCTGTTTTAACTAATTTACTTAATTCTGTAAAATTATCAGATGATGTTTTTAGTAATTTAAATAAACCTTTTATAGTTTTACCTTTTTTACCACAAACCCAACAATGCCAAGGATTATGTCCTTTTTTATTTTCAGTAAAGTTAACTTCTAGTTTTGGTTTATGGTGATTACAAAAGGGACAGTGATAAGATTGATTACCTCTTGCTGTCCTTTTACTTGTTCCTAAAACCTTGTTAACTAGGTTAACTAATAGTTCATTTACCATGCGGTATAATATAATAACCTTTTATCTATACTCAAAATCTTTTGTAAAAAACTTTCCTAAAATATTATCGTTATAGTATAATTCTGGTTTTTCTAAAACTTGATACATAAATTGCATTTGAGTTTCATAATATGTAAGAAGTTTTTTGCTTGGAGCTAGTTTGATTATATGCCTTTCAAAGTTTTTTTTAGTATATTTTTCAAGATCTTCTTTTAAAAGTTTATTTGAACCGTAGTAGGTTTTCCAATCTGATTCTTTGCTAACACGTTTGTGGGTGGGTTTTCGACCCTGCACACCTTCATACACTAGTAAGTCTTTTTTAGTTACTTTTACTTTACGATTATGTATAAGTACTTTTTTACCTATATAGGATTTTTCAGTAGGTAAGTGTGTGATTCTATAAATAAACCCAAATGTGTTTTTGGGAAATTGAGAATATTCTGTTATTTCCTCTCCATTATAAGTCCAACTCATAAGTAGGTTATTTAAGTTAAAGCTTGTACTTGTAAAGAAAATTTACATAAGTTAGCTGCATAAGTTACGGTATGCATAGTAGGATAATCGGGAAGGCAATTTGTTTCTACTATTAACAATATTTGTTTAAAATTGTTATAATCTGTAGATGTAGCTGCAATTGAAAGTAGAGTAGGGGTATCCGCTGCTTCTAATACAGTTGCTCCTGTGTTTTCAATTTCTGTTATGACTAAATTAAGATCCATTTTTTTAATATTTTAATTTTATGTTAGGTCTATTGGTTGTTTCAGTACCCAAAGAAGGAGTATTAGGGTAGTCTGAGGGTCCTGGGTTATCTTGGGTTAAATACCAACTTTTATCCGAACCTACAGAAGTATACCTAAATCTAGCTCCTGAGGTTTCCCAATCTCCACCTTGGTTTTCTAATGTTATTATTACATTATCTATCCCATTATATTCAAAGTTAGTAGTAAAATCAAAACTTTTCCAATCATCTGTACCTGTAATTGTGATATCAGTTAAAGGAAGAGTAGTAATCCTATCACTAAATTCAAATGTTCCTGATGAAACTGAAAGGTCTGATTTTAGTGTTGAGGGAAGTGTGGTTTCTGTTGTATGGCACATTTTTAATATAACACCATCCATTAGGGTTTGACCATTATTATCCAAATAGGCATCAAATCCAGTGATTTGTTTTCTACTAGCTCCTATTTCTGAGACTAAGTATAAACCATGCCATACATTATAATCATACCAAAAACTATAAGGACCATAATCATAACTAGTACTAGGCCCAGTACCAAATTGCTCTTCTACTCCTAAAACAGGAGAAGGAGTGTTAATGGTATTACTAGATACCCCAAAACTTATTCCTGCAATTCCCATATTATGAGTTTAAATCTCCTACTAAATCCCATTCATCAGTGCCTACTTTTTTAAGAGTAGCACCCGCAAATTGTCCATCTAATTTTGTAAATCCACCTTTAGTGTTTAAAGTAACACCTGACCCTGATAAGAAAAGCATATTTCCAGCTGAAGATGTTTGGAAAAAATCAAATTCAGATCCTATATCACAAGGTACAGTGGCATTGGCTTGTATTGAGCATGTTATATTCCCCCCAGTTCTAAAATAATATCCTGCATTTGAATTACTGGCTGTTATATCAGTTGATACTGAGTTTGAGATAGGCCTTTGAATATTAGATAATTGGGAGCCATCACCTACAAAATGGGAAGCTGTAACTGGACCTTCAACATCTATTAAAGCCTTATTACCAATACTTGAGGTCATGTATAATGAACCTGTATATGCAAAAGTAAGACCATTGGATCTGGTTTTTAATACTAAGGTATCTAATTTAATAAAATCATCAGCATATATATAAACTTCGTCATCCCCTTCAATTTTAATATAATTATCTTGTCCATAGATATATTGATCATCACTTCCAGGAGTTCCATCAAATTGAATTGTACCTTGATTTGGTAATTGAACATGGGTAAAAGAACCTGTCCCACTTGAACTTATGTTTCCTTCCACGACTGAATTATTCATAAAAGTAGTACAAGCTGCACTAGAAGTAAGATTTGATCCTATAATAAATGATTTATCATGTTGAAGTTTGTTAAATTCTCCACCTAAAATACCACCACAAGCTGAAGATGAAGTTAGGGTATTGTTACGTCCTCCACCTATTATAGCATGATCTGCGTCTAGTTGGTTACATTCACCTCCTCCAATAGTTGAATATGATGTAGAATTTGCTAAAGCATCTAAAATTTCATTAAGTTCTCCACCTAAGATAGAATTAAATTTTGATACTCCAGTACCTGCTGTTTTATTGCAACATCCACCCCCAACAAAATCATGTGTTTTTTGGGCGCAGTTTAATTGACCTCCTACTACAACACTACAATCCCCACTAGCTTCATTATTTCTACCTCCTAATATAGCACTACTATCTCCTCCAGCAGTATTAAGACATCCACTCCAAACTCCTGCGAAGGAATCATTAGCTGTGTTGGTAAATCCACCTCCAGCAACTGAATAACCTTGACATGCCTTATTTTTTTCTCCTCCTAATACTGCGGTTTTAGTTTGTAATGCACAGTTTTCTTCTCCACCTCCTACAAATGTGTTACTATTAATTGCTTCATTATTTGCCCCACCTGCTACCGTACTACGAGTACCTGAGGATACATTTCCATTTCCATGTGAAGGTTTAATACTATCTGTACCTGATCCAGTTTGATAAACTAGGTATTTTGGGTTTGTCCCTATTGCACTAGAAGCAGTATAAAAGAATTGGCCTGATGAAGTATTATATAGAGTTATATGATTAATACCTGCACCATCTGAGGCAGAGGCAAATAAATTTCCACTTGCACTTATACTACCTGTTGCTATAATATTTTGTGTATAAGTTGTGTCAACTTGAGATGAGGTTAGATTTGAACCTAATATAAAAGTGTTTTGATGTTGAGCTTTATTTCCTATCCCTCCTAAAATTCCAGAATTGTTTATATTTAAACTTATCTCATTATTACATCCTCCTGCTATAGTATTATTACAAATACTAGAAAAATCTCCAGAAACAATAGTATTTTTAGCTCCTCCCCCTATAGTACTATTACTAGAAAATTCTCCAATACAATTTTCACTTCCTCCTCCTATAGTACTATAAATATTACCACAATCAATTCTATGATTTGCCCCCCCACCTATTACTGAGAATTGACTTATAGTTGAACAACTTCCACTTCCACCAGAAATAACTGAATATTGTTGTCCTACAGAATTTACACCTAATACAGGTACTATAGAACTAGTCCACACACTACCTCCAGATCCTGTTTGATAAACTTGATATTTTGGATCTGCTCCTCCTCCTCCTATTGCACTAGAAGCAGTATAAAAAACTTGACCTGAGGAAGTATCATATAAGGCTATATTAGGAATACTAGAATCTTCGGAAGCAGAGATAAATAAATTTCCACTTGCACTTATATCCCCCTCAATTGTAAGTGTTTTTGGGGCTTGAGTATTACCACTTCCTGTGATAGAAATACTTCCAGTCCATGCTAATAACCCACCGTCACCCCCAGCATTATTTTTAACAACATCTGAGGTAAATACTACACAATTATCCGCTATAAGAAAAACAGAATCATCACCATCTACAATTATAGTATTATCATATCCTCTTATAAATTGGTCAAAACCTGCTCCAAAATCTAACCTACCATTATTGGGTAATTGTAAATTTGCAAATGATCCAGTACCACTTGCACTGATGTTACTTGAAGCTGTTACATTATTTATAAGATAAATAGGATCAGTTACATTTCCTAAAGCAATTCCATTATTATAATCTAATGCTAATTTATTTTCTATATAATGTTGTTTGCTGAATATATTATTACTAGCACTTATATTATTTGAGGCTGTTACATTGGATGCTAATGTAATTGTAGTTCCATAAATCAAAGTATTATCTCCTGCCCATCCTAATCTTATTGTTTCTGAAGGTGAATGATAGTTAGCAAATTGAATATCTTGAACATAGTAATTATTACCATACATAGTATTACTTGCACTTATATAAGATCCTGTAATTGCTACTGTGGTGATAGAACCTTGATTTGTTACTTCTTGTAAAGTAGGTGTTGTACC